CTTGCGCTGGTTCACGACTTCCTCCCAGTCCTTGCCCTGCTCGGCGCATTCGTCCTCGAGCGTCGAGATGCCGAGCTCGAGGCGCATGGCCGCGGCGGTGATTTCCTTGGCCGGATCTACCCAGCCACGGGCGGGGCCGATCCACTTGCACTTGGTCCACGCGGCGCGGGCATCCCAGAAGCCGGGCGCGCTCGCCGGCACCTGGACGATGTCGCGGTCGATCGCCTCTTCCAGCCACAGCGCGTAGATCTGTGTCATGAAGCCCTGGATGAAGATCTCGCGATCGCGCATCAGGTGCTTCCAGACCTCCATCAGCGCGGCGCGGGCCGAGCTGTAGTTGGTCTTCGACCAGTCCTGGGATAGCTGCTCGTAGGAGATGCCCAGTGCCGAGGCGATGTTGCGTAGGCACGTCTCCTGGAAGGCACTGAACGCCGTGTTCGGCCGGGTCGGCGTGATCGAGCCGATCCTTTCGCCCGGGAACAGCGTCGGGATCCGCACGCCGTTCAGCTGCATGCGGCGGTCCTGGTGAAACTCGCTGCGCATGTCCTGGTACTTGCCCAGATCGTCGACCACCGATGCGTCGTCGCCGGTGAGCGCGTCCTGCAGCAAGGTGTGATCGAACGGGCTCTCGATGAAGGTGGCGAAGATCGAGTTGACGATCGCCGCCATCAGCTCCGTGGAGTCGTGCTTCTCGGTGACCTTGAGCCGCTTGAGCGTCGCCACGAACTTGGAGACCCCGCGGGTCTGCCCCGCAATCTCCGCGTCGAAGAAGTGAATGACCCGCCGACGGCCCCAGGATGTGCGCGCCGGCACCCGCGTCCAGCGGAAGCTGTCTGTCGACATGCCCAGCCAGTCGCCCGGGTGGCTCGCTCGGATATGGTAGGCGACCGGTCGGCCGGCGCGCGTCTTCTCGACGCCGCCCCGCAGTGTGTCCGTGTCCGGCACGTTCTGGGGGTTCGACAGCCGGTCCGGATTGACCACCTGGATCGACGTGGCCCAGCGCGCGCCGGGCCGATCGGTGACCCAGAGCGGCAGTGCCAGCGCCTCGCCGTCGATCAGGTAGTGCCGGAACGCCAGGCCGGCGATCATGCCCAGCGACTTGGTGCCCTCGACGTCACAGATGAAGTCGGGATCTTCGGCCCACGAACGAAACGCGGCCTCGGTCGTGCGCTGCCACTCGTCCGCCCATTCGGGCGTCTGTCCGAGAGCCCGCCAGTCGGGCTTGGCGGACAGCCGGAAACCCGAGCCAATGACGTTGTCCAGATAGCGAGAGACCGCCCCGGCCGCCCAACCGTTGCTGCGCACCAGGTCGTGGGTGCGGGCTGCCACCGTGTCGCGTTCCGGCAGCCAGGCCGCGTCGGGTGACAGCAACGCAGGCAGCCAGCCCGCCAGTTCCTGAGCGACCACGTCGGCCGCCTGATAGGCCGCGCCAGCAAGCTTACCGGTGCGAGGCGGCTGCATCGGCTGGCCCCGGTGATCGAGGATGACGGGCCGGCCATCGGCCCCCGGCATGAACGGATAACTCATGCGAGACGCACTCCGATCGCGCGGCGGGGCCGGAGGCCGAGCTGCGCCTTGAGCTCGGCGATGTAGCCAGCCAGGTCCGTCGCGTTGGTCGGATCGTATTCGACCTCGCGGCCCTCGTACTTCACGCGGACACGCCGGGCGCCGGTGCGCAGCTGATGATAGGCGGCCTCGGCCTCTTCCAGCCGGGCCTGCAGGGTCGCGGTGTCAGCCATTACGCCAGTCCTCGCGTTCGCTTTTTCGGGGTTTTCACGGCCGTATCCGGTCCGGCTTGTGACGCCGGCGGGGGCGATTCCTGCCCCACCGGCTGGGTCCAGTGCCCTGCCAGGTCGCCCTGTGGGCTTTCCTCGATGCCGCCGCGCAGCGCCTCGAGGCGGTGCCATTTGGCATCGTCCCACCGAGAGATCGCCAGACGCGGGTGCTCCAGCGCGGCCATGGCGTAGATACGGCAGTCGTGCCAGTGGTTCTCGCCGTTGGCATGCCACATCCAGCGCATGCGGCGGCGGGCCTTCTTGTTTTCGACCAGGCTTTCCGCCGTCACCTGCTCGAAGAAGTCCTGCTCGTGATCGAGCGAGAAATGGCAGTAGCCGGGCGGGAACGCCTTGGTGTCCGGGTCGAGCCCTTCCTTGCGCAGGTTGGCGTAGAACTTCGATTTGAGCGCATAGCCGCCGACGGGCCAGATCTCGAAGGACTTCCGCAGCTTCTTGCCATTGACGGTCACGTCCTCCTTGCGGGGCGCGCCGACGATGGGCTTGTGCCAACCCTCGTCGCCGCGCACCGCAAACGCCTTGGGCTTCTTCTTGACCCAGGGCGCCACACCCGCCCGGGCATAGCCGCCGTCGATCAGGAACAGATCGATCCCCAGCACCTTGCCGCCGGCGGTCCGATACTGCCGGTGGTAGACCTTGTCGAGCTCGGCCCAGCACGGGCTCTCCGGGTCCGGCGGGTCGCCGGGGATGAAGCCGTAATCGATCGACCAGGACTGCTCGTCCCGACCCCAGGCCGCGACCTCGTAATAAATCCCGTTGCTCTGCACGTCGGCGCCGCCGGTGACCACCAGGCCGCCCCGGGGGATCGTGCGGATCCCGTAGGCCTCGCGCCGGTCCATCAGCTTCTCGGCCGCCGGCACGTCGCCCCGGTCGTCCCAAGGCAGGCCGAGCCAGAGGTTCCAGAAGCCCTTCAGCCGCTGCGGATCGCCCTTGGCGCGCACGAAGGCGGCCGCCATGTGGTCCCAGGTTGTGAACAGCGACCAGAGTGCGTTGATGTAGAAGCTGGGCTGGCGACCCGCACCCGGGTTCTGGGCTTTCCAGACCGCGCCATCCGGGTTGTTGGGACCCCGGTTCTGGAACAACCACTCTTTCTCGTGTTCCTCGATGACGCCGCCGCAGCCTTCGGCCTCGCAGACGTAGTGGGCCTGGTGCGGTGCCTCCATGTTGAACCGCAACCCGCCACGGAACGGCTCGCCCTCCCGCGAGATCGGGAAGAACCGCAGCTCCTGCTCGTGGCCGCAATGCGGGCACTTCAGAAACCGTCGCCGCTGGTCGCCGGCGAGGAACGCTTCCCAGGTGCGGCTCGAGTGCATCAGGTCGGGCGTGCCGCCCTGGATGGTCTTGCCGCGCCCCGAGCGGTGGTAGGAGATCTGGCGCGCCTCGACCAGTTCGTCCGGATCGCCCTGGCCTTCCACGTCCTCCGGCCAGCGGTCCCATTCCTCCTTCACGATGTAGCGGGCCGACTTGGACGAGATGTCGGCGGCCGAGTTGGCGCCGGTCAGGATCCAGTGCCCGCCCGGGAACGGCTTGTAGAGCGTCGTCTGGGCGCTCTCGCCGATCTCCTCTGCCTTCGGCCGGCGCCGCGACGCCAGGCGCTTGATCGCCGGCACCCGCGAAACCCGCAGCATTGGCGACAGCTTCTCGCGGTTCCAGTCGCCAGCCGCCTTGATGGTGGGATGCACCATCAGCAGCGGGCCGGGCCACTGATCGACGATGGAGACCATCCACGCCGCCGACACCATGGTCCAACCCAGCTGGGCCGACTTGGCCACCGTCGTGCGCTCCGAGGGGTGCATAGGCGACATGCACTCCATCGGCTCGCGCCAGTGCGGCGCCAGGCGCAGCGAATAGGGGCCGGCGTTGTCGCCCGCCTCGGCGGGGATGACGAAATTCTCCTCGGTCCACTCGGCCAAAGGCAGCCTGAGCGGCGGTTTCAGCGCCCGGGCGATGGCCTGCCAGACCACCTGCTCGGCATCGGCCAGGCCGTCGAGTTCCTCGATACCGGCGGGATCCGCGTAGCCCATCAGTTGGCCTTCTTCTGCCAGCGGTCCTCGAGGGCCTCCGAGATCTGCCCCAGCACCTCGGTCATGGCCTCTTCCGCCAGGGCCAGGGCCTCGCGCTCAGTATCGGCATGCTGGCAGCGCCGGGCGATGCCCGGCATGGCCTCGATCACCTTGTTCTTGAGCTCGAAGAAGGCGTTGAACACCGCGCCCTCGACCCGGTCCGCGCGCACCAGGTGACCAGCCTCGCGCTCATAATCGAGCTTGGCTTTCTTGCCCTTCCAGATCTCGGTCTCGGTCCGGGCCTCGTTGAAGTTGGGCCCGTCCTCGTCGTCGTCGCCGGCACGGTCCTCGAGCACGGCCATGGCATCGGCCAGCGGGATCTTGCCGTCGATGAACTCCAGCCGGCCCTGGGTCGCCAGCTTGTGGATGTACTGCCGCGTGACGCCGCGCAGCTGCGCCAGCTCGGTCTGGGTGACGAGCCGGTCCGGGTCAACCTGACCGCTGCTCATGTCAACCTCGTCAACCTGTTTTCAGAAAATCGAAAGGCACAAAAGCCCGGCGCCCACGCGGACCCGCTGGGCGGCGGAGGGCGGGAAGGACCC